GACACGCCCGTGCTCGTCACCAACGTGCTGGCCGCCATGGGCAAGGCCGGCAAGACCGGCACCTTGTACCGCGCGCTTGAAGCGATTGCCGCACAGACCAAGCCCCTGACGGTCGTGGTGCGCGTGGCAGAAGGCGAAACGGAAGCGGAAACGACCACCAATGCCGTGGGCGGTGTCTCGCCGGACGGCAAGTACCTGGGCGCCAAGGCGCTGCTGGCCGCGCAAAGCAAACTGGGCGTGAAACCGCGCATCCTGGGCGCGCCGGGCTTGGACACCCAGGCCGTCACCAACGCCCTGGCCAGCGTGGCGCAGCGCCTGCGCGGCTTCGTGTATGCATCCGCCTATGGCTGCGCCACCGTCACGGCGGCCACCGCCTATCGTGGCCAGTTCGGCCAGCGCGAAGTCATGATCATCTGGCCGGACTTCGTGAACTGGAATACGGCCGCCGACGAGGAGGCCAGCATTTCCGCCGTGGCCTACGCCATGGGCCTGCGCGCTAAGATCGACGAAGAAACGGGCTGGCACAAGACTTTGTCGAATGTGGTCGTCAACGGCCCGACCGGCATCAGCAAGGACGTGTTTTTCGACCTGCAAGACCCGGCCACCGATGCCGGTGTGCTCAACGCCAAGGAAGTGACCACCCTGATTAACATGGGCGGTTACCGCTTTTGGGGTTCGCGTACCTGCGAGGAACCGGGCGGCTTCTTCTACTTTGAGAGCTACACGCGCACGGCGCAAGTGCTGGCCGACACCATTGCCGAGGCGCACTTCGCCTATGTCGACGTGCCGCTGCATCCGTCCCTGGTGCGCGATCTGCTGGAAAGCATCAACGCCAAGTTCCGCGACTTGAAACTGCAGGGCTACATCATCGACGGCCATGCTTGGTATGACGAGCAATACAACGACAAGACGGCGCTGAAAGACGGCAAGCTGGCCATCGATTACGACTACACGCCCGTGCCGCCGCTGGAAAACCTGAAATTCCAGCAGCGCATTACCGACCGCTACCTGGCCGACTTTGCCTCGCGCATCGCGGCTTAACCATCCCCGTGCCCGCCGCGTGCGGGTGCAACTGACCACTGGAGAACACTATGGGCATGCCCCACAAACTCAAGCAATTCAATGTATTTCAAAACGGTGTTCTGTTCATGGGTATGGTGCCCGAAGTCACCTTACCGAAACTGAGCCGCAAGATGGAAGAGTACCGCGCTGGCGGCATGAGCGGCCCCGTGTCAGTCGACTTCGGCAACGAGGCGCTGTCGCTGGAATGGAGCGCTGGCGGCCTGATCGCCGAAGCCCTGAAACAGTACGGCGCGCACACGCACGGCGCCGTACAACTGCGCTTTGCCGGCGCCTACCAGAACGACGATGACGGCACGGTCGCCGCCGTCGAGGTCGTCGTGCGCGGCCGCTACAAGGAAATCGATATGGGCGCGGCCAAGATGGGCGACGACACCACCCATAAATACACGATGGCTTGCAGCTATTACAAGCTGATGATCGACGGCGCCACCGTCATCGAACTGGACTTCATGAGCGGCACCGAGAACTTCGGCGGCGGCGACACCAATGCTGCTATTCGCAAGGCCATCGGCCTGTAATCCCCTTTTTTTAATCACACCACCACAAGGAACACAGCATGCACAACGATACCCAAAACCAAGCCGTCATCGAACTGGACGACCCGATTAAACGCGGCGACACCTTCATCACCTCGCTGACCGTGCGCAAACCCAAGGCGGGCGCCCTGCGCGGCATTTCCCTCATCGAGCTGGCCAACCTGAATGTGTCGGCCCTGCAGATCGTGCTGCCGCGCATCACCGAGCCGACCCTGACCGCGCACGACATCGCCAACATGGACCCGGCCGACTTGTTGGCCGTGGGCGCCGAGGTTGCCGGTTTTTTGGCGAGCAAAGCCGATCGCCTTTCGGTATCCCCGGCGAAGTAGAAGACGCCATGGCCGACATTGCCGGCGTCTTCCACTGGACGCCGGCGGCAATGGACGGCTTTACGATTGATGAACTGATGGCCTGGCGCGAACGCGCCCGGCAGCGAAGCGGAGCGGAATAGATGGCTGGTCGGGATTTGAGGTTACAGGTAGTGTTTGCAGCGCTGGACAAAATCACCGGCCCGCTGAAAAAAATCATGGGCGGGTCCAGCGAGACGGCGAAGGCCTTGAAGGCGACCAGCGACCGCTTGCGCGAGCTGAATACCCAGCAGAGAAACCTGGGGAAATTCCGCGAACTGCATAGCGGGATCAATGCGACGCGCACCAAGCTCAAGGAAGCGCAGGATAAACTGAATGATCTTGCTGCGAAAATGAAGCAGACCACGACGCCCACGCGCGCCCTGACGCGCGAATTTAACGCGGCAGTCAAAGTCACGCAGGCCTTGACGCTGAAAAGCCGCGAACAAAGCCAGCAATTCCGCGTCCTGCGCACCAGCCTGAAAGACGCCGGCATCGACACGCGCCAGTTGGGCAAGGCCCAAGAATGGCTAAAAAACAGTATCCAGCTGACAAACGTTGAACTGGCCTCGCAACAAAAGCGCCTGGCCGCGTCCGCCGCCAAGCAGCAGCGGGTCACCAACGCCACGCAGCATGCCGGCCAGCTGCGCAACAAGGCGGGCAACCTGGCCATGGCCGGCGCTGGCGCCACCGCCACAGGCGCCGTCATCGGCGCGCCGGTCGTCAAGGGGCTGAACGAGGCCAAGCACTATCAAACGGAAGTGGGCAGGGTCAACGCGCTGGGCCTGGGCGACAAGGTGTCAGCCGAAGCAGTCGCCTTCGCGCGCAACATGAAGACCTACGGCACCAGCCAGCTCGACAACCTGCAGCTCATGCGCGACGGCATGAGCGCCTTTGCCGACGTGCACCACGCGGAAATGGTCGCCCCTACCCTGGCCAAGATGAAGTTTGCCAATCACGCCTTCTTTGGCGAGGCCGAAGGCGCCGACAACGAACGCAAGTTCATGGACATGCTCAAGGTCATCGAGCTGCGCGGCGGCCTGGAGAGCAAGGAAAAGTTTGAAGCCCAGGCCAATATCGTGCAGCAGGTGATTACCGCCACGGGCGGGCGCGTCGGCCCGAATGAATGGCTGAACATGATCAAGACGGGCGGCATCGCGGCCAAGGGCTTGAAAGATGACGCCTTCTACTACCAGATGGAGCCGCTGGTGCAGGAAATGAGCGGCAACCGCGTCGGCACGTCCCTGATGAGCGCCTACCAGAACTTGTATCAGGGCCGCACGACGAAGCGCTCGGCCAAGAAACTGGAAGAATTTGGCTTGATTGGCGACAAAAGCAAGGTCACGCATGATAAAGCGGGACAGCTTTCCTTTCTCAATCCCGGCGCGCTGCTGGGCGCCGAGCTGTTCCGCGAAAACCAGTTCGAATGGCTGGAAAAGGTGCTGTTGCCGCAACTGGCCAAGAAAGGCATCAAAGACAAAAACCAGGTGCTCGACGCCATCGGCAGCATCTTTTCCAACCGCACCGCGTCGAACCTATATTCGCAGATGTATTTACAGCGCGGGCAAATCCACAAGAACGAAAAGCTCAACCGTGGCGCCGCCGATATCGGACGACTGGAAAAACTGGGCCGCGACTCGGCCGCCGGCAAGGAACTGGAAGCGCAGTCAAAACTAGCCAACCTCAAGCTCACCATGGGCGAGAAAATCCTGCCCCTGTATGCGCAGGGGCTGGAAATGGCCATCAGCGCCGTGCAGCGCCTGAATGGCTTCATGGAGCGCAACCCGACAGTGGCCAAGGGCATGATTACCGCCTTTGCCGTGCTGGCCGGCCTGCTGCTGGTGCTCGGCCCGCTGATGCTCGGCATCGCCGCCCTGATCGGCCCGTATGCCATGCTGCACGTCATGTTTGCCAAAATGGGCGTGACGGGCGGCGTGCTCACGCCCATTTTGCGCGGCCTGGGTGGCGCCTTCATGTGGGCGGGCCGCGCCGTGCTGTGGCTGGGTCGTGCCCTGATGCTCAACCCGATTGGCATTGCCATCGCGGTCATTGCCGGCGCCGCCTTCCTGATCTACAAATACTGGGAGCCGATCAAGGCTTTCTTTGGCGGCCTGTGGTCGGACGTCAAGGCGGCATTTTCCGGCGGCTTTACCGGCATCAATAGCCTGATCGCCAACTGGTCGCCGTTGGGCCTGTTCTATCGCGCCTTCGCGGGCGTGCTGGGCTGGTTCGGTATCGCACTGCCTGCCAGGTTCACCGACTTTGCCGCCGACATCCGGGGCCGCCTCGCCAAGGGACTGGCGCCGCTGGCCGGCTTCTTTGCCGGCATCTGGTCGCAGATCAATACCGCCTTTGCCGGCGGCATCGGTGGCGTCGGCGCCCTGATCGCCAACTGGACGCCGCTCGCCCTGTTCTATCGCGCCTTCGCGGGCATGCTTGGCTGGTTCGGCATCGCGCTGCCCGCCAAATTCACCGACTTCGGCGCCAGCATCCTGCAGCGCATCACCGCGTCCTGGGCGCCCATTTTCGCCTTCTTCGGCGATATCTGGTCGCGCCTTCGCACCGTCTGCGCCGGCGGCATGGGCAGCATCAGCGCCCTGATTATCAACTGGTCACCGGTCGGCGTGTTTTATCAGGCGTTCGCGGGCGTCATGAGCTGGTTCGGCATCAAGCTGCCGGCCCAGTTCACGGAGTTCGGCGCCAACATCCTGCGCGGCCTGGTCAACGGCATTACCGGCTCGATGGGCGCCGTCAAGGACGCCATCAGCAATGCCGGTTCCAGCACCATTGCCTGGTTCAAGGAAAAGCTGGGCATCCACAGTCCGAGCCGCGTGTTTGCCCAGCTCGGCGACTACACCATGCAAGGCTTGGCCGTGGGCCTGGACCGCAGCGAGGGCGCGCCCATTGCGAAGGTATCGGGCCTGGCGCAGCGCCTGACACAGCTGGGCGCCGGCATCGCCATCGGCACGGCCACGGCCGTGCCCGCCAGCGCCTTCGACACGCGCGCGCCGCTGCCCGTGGGCGGGTTCGGCGCCGGCATGACGATTCAGGGCGACAAGATCGAAATCACTTTCAACGTACAGGCCGGCACCGATCCCCAGGCCATCGCCCGCGCGGTGAGCGCGGCGCTCGATCAGCGCGACCGCGAAAAGGCGGCGCGCATCCGCTCGTCCTTGCGCGACCACGATTAAGAAAGAAACACCACCATGATGATGATTTTAGGAATGTTCGTGTTCAGCCTGCCGACCTTGGCCTATCACGAGCTGCAGCGGCAAACGGAATGGAAGCACGCCAGCACGGCTCGCGTGGGCCTGCGCGACGCGCACCAGTACGTGGGGCCCGGCGACGACACGATTACCCTGTCGGGCTGGGTGGCGACGGAACTGACCGGCTCCCTGTATTCGCTCGATGCGCTGCGCATGATGGCCGACACGGGCAAGTCGTGGATTCTGATCCAGGGCACGGGGCGTATTCTCGGCTCCTACCGCATCACCAGCATGACCGAGGGGCGCACCATCCTGGACGGCAGCGGCGGCGCGCGCCGCGTCGAGTTCTCGATTGCGCTCAAGCGCGATGACGACGGCGTGCTGGCCATGGTCGGCCTTGGTGACATCGGCGACCTGAAAAACATGCTCAGCATCGACGGCATGACCAGCAGCATCGTCGGCGCGGCCAAGAATGCCGTGGGCAGCGTGGTGGGCAATGTAGTTGGCGGCATCACATCGAAATACGGTGGCGTGGTCAGCGAGATGAAAGACAAGATCGGCGGCAGCATCAGCGGCGCCATCGGCAGCGCGGCGGACAAGTTCAAATGAGCGAGCATATCCCCGCCTTCAAGGTCAGCATCGAGGACAAGGATTTGACGGCCACCGTCTCGCCGCGGCTGATTAATCTGACGTTGACGCTGTGCCGTGGCGACGAGAGCGACCAGCTCGATATTTCCCTGGACGACAGCGACAGTAAACTGGCCCTGCCGCCGCGCGGCGCGCAGATCGCCCTGGCGCTGGGCTGGCAGTCGTCCGGCCTGGTCGACATGGGCAAGTTCACGGTGGACGAGGTGGAGCACAGCGGCGCGCCCGACACCATCACCCTGCGCGCCAGGTCTGCCAACCTGATCGACACGTTTAAACAGCAGCAGGAACATAGCTTTCACAAGACCACTCTGGGCGCCATCATCGAGGCCATCGCCTTTCGCAACGAGCTGGCGTCGGGCGTGTCGGCGCGCCTGCGCGACACGGCCATCGAGCATATCGACCAGACCCACGAAAGCGATGCGGCCTTCTTGCGCCGGCTGGGCAAGAAATACGACGCGGTGGCCACCGTCAAAAATGACACATTGCTCTTCATCCCCATCAACCAGAGCCGCACGGCCAGCGGCAAGGCGCTGCCCGTCATCCCCATCACGCGCGCCCTGGGTGACGGCCACCGCTACCACAGCGCCGAGAGCGACGCCTACACGGGCGTGCGCGCCTTCTGGCACGACGAGCGCTACGCGCGCCGCCGCAGCGTGGTGGCCGGCGTGCCCGGCAACAGCAAGCGCCTGCGCACCACCTTCGCCAGCGAGGCCGACGCGCGCGCGGCCGCCGTCGCCGAATGGCAGCGCATCCTGCGCGGCCTGGCCACCTTTGAAATGAGCCTGGCCCTGGGCAACCCGGCCGTGTTCCCACAATCGCCCGTGACAGTGCAAGGATTCAAGCCCGAGATCGACGCCACCGAGTGGCTATCGGTCAAGGTCACGCACAACCTGGGCGGCAACGGCTTTACCACGCGGGTGGAGTTTGAAACGAAAACGGAAGCGATCGAGGCCGAGCGAGAGGACGAGAAAGACCCGGACGACGGCATCACGGGCGTGGTGGCCAAGTGGAAGGATGTGGCGGCAAAGAAGAAAAAAGCGGGGCAGGAGCAGGCCGGGACGACTGGTACACTCAAGACGCTGGAGCATCTTTACAAGAGCAAGCAGGCCGCCAAGCGTGCGGCACTGCACGCGTGGAAGCATATCGAAGAAGTGCGGGACATCATCCGCGAAAACAGCGAGGAACCGTGGATGCCTACACAAACAGCCGCCGGCGCAGAAACAGCTTGAACGCGCGCCGTTTACATCCGTTCAACGGCTGCTCTCGCCCCAAAGCAGTCATTAATACTCATCCGGGTCAGCAGTCTCGCCGAACAGGAGTTTCCCTGTGTGCCAAATCGATCGCCCAACGTTGTGGATGAGTTGCTCTCCTTGCCGCAATGGGGAGTCTTCTTCATCGACGCCCGCGAGCTTGATCGCATCTGTGACCTTTGAGCCGGTAGGGTGTGCATCTCCCACTCGCATATCATAAACACCGGCAATTTCAGCAAATACACGCCTGGCTCTGTCGTCTCCAATTTTTTCAGCCAAAATACTCTGGAGTAATTTGTTTGAGCCAAGCTTGGCTCTCTCTTTGTGTGTAGAAAGTTTGCGTAGGTCAGCTATATTGAGTCTGTCCGAGAATACGCGAATGATGTCCTTGGCTAACCTGAGTAGGGACGCCCTGTCTTTGCTAGCAAATCTGGATATTTGCTGCCCTGCCTCGGAGTCATCAATGTCATGGGTGAATAGAGATATTTCATATTTATGCCTGAAGCCGTCTTCCAAAAGCCTCATGCTTCCAAAAAACATTTCTTCAACAGCATATGTGGATGCTGGTTTTACCTTCACCTGCGCTTCGAGCAGCTCACTTGAAACTTTTCCTTCAGGAGCTACATTATGCCCTGCCCAGACATGCTGCTCCCATGAGGCAAGTCGTGCAATATCATAAGCATATACAGTGATAAGGTCAGAACTGTTTATCCCGAAATGCGTTTTTAGTCCTGACGTGGATTTAATAGCTCCAGTTTCAGCCGTGTACCATTCCAACTTAAATCCTCGGCTATTCAGAAGCTCATTTACAACGCTGGCCCGAAACCATAGCCAGCGGCCTATATCCTCGTTATCAAGCTCTTTTGATTTCATTCGCGTTCCATCGGTGTCCACGATGAATTGCGGAAGATTCGGATCTGGATCTCCGCGAACGCGAAGGCTTTTTGATTGGTGGTCTATCCATTCCTCACGCCAAAACTCCCCTTCTACCCGTACACCTGTATAGCCGCCCCGATGCCCCTTTGAACTTTCATGGTCAGTGTTCGAGTCATTCTCAGGACCCAACACAGGAGCGTCTTCGTCCTCATCTACGTCGGTTCGCCAGGCTCGAAACATTGCCCACGTTCCACCAAATACATCATCAAGCTTGCGAACAATTAGGCTGAATTTTCCATTATCTCTTTCCTCATTGTAAGGCTGCAAATTTGAATATGCGCTGTCCTCGAACACAGGAACGTTTTCTACTCTCTGTCGGTAGTATGCAATGCGGAGCGACAGGTTTCTGGCAGCTAGATAGTCAAGTAAAAATTCTCTTTTTATTTCTATCTGACTACATTCGCCATCCCCACTGAATGTCTCGCGCGCTACTATAACGAAATTTTCTTCAGGTCTGATCCAGTTGCTCCCCTCTTTAATCAGATTCAGCGCTATTACTAAATCAGGGCTCAGTATCCATTTTTTGCCACCGACAACTGGTTGTGGATGCTCATAAACGAGATTGACGCCTATTGGCTCTTTATCATTGTATTGATATTGGTCGATGGACGCATAATATCCATCTTCATATGCACAAGGCAGGACCGTGTGCCCAATGCCTAGGTCCCTCCATCCCAGACGTTTTTCCACCAGTTGGCGATGCTCTGGCGGGAATGCAACGGAGCCACAGCCGAAATACTCACTGACATGGCCTGCCGCTTTTACATCGTCTTTCTTACTCTCAACTGACGCTCGCAAAGGGACCCACGCCGCGTTCGAAAATACCCTGCGGGTTTCTTTAGTCTGAAGAATCCACTCTTCACTCATGGTCGAATTTCCTTTATTCATGGCAGCATGCTGGGATTAATTAGTAGCCTTCGCGTGGCCTTCGACAGGATGGTTTGCGCGAGCTGGCAGATCAACAGGGCCATCTATGGATGTCGCAATATCAATTATTAATCGCCCTAAATACGTAGTTAGTGGATGACTGCTCTTGGCCGCTAGTTGCCTTAGTCATGAGCAGGCTTATTTGTATTTATACAACGAACCAGCTACAGTGTATCCTGAAATACTAGCTGTTATATTTTGGCCGATGCGAAGGGAACTGAGGTGCGTTTATTGTTGATAGAGGATGATCCGCTGATAGGCGATATGATTAAGGATCATCTGCATGACGAATGTTACGCAGTTGATTGGTTGCGAGATGGCAGTCATGCGGAGCTAGCCCTACAGATCTGCGCCTATGATCTCCTGGTGCTTGACCTAGGCCTGCCCGGAAAGACTGGCATGGAGATTTTACATGCCACGCGGCTAAGCGGTCAGAATTTGCCAGTCATGATCATATCCGGCCATCATACTAAGTCGGCCCGCATTGAAGCACTGGACGCTGGAGCGGATGGATATTTAGTCAAACCATTTGACCTCGACGAACTCGAAGCTCGCATACGCGCATTACTACGACGAGGCAGTAGCCGAACCAGTTCAACAATTACCCATGGATCGTTGACCCTCAACTTGACCAGCCATGAAATTACCTTCCGTGGGCATTTAGTTAAGTTACCACGCCGTCAATTCTCAGTGTTGCGAGCTTTGCTGGACGAACCTGGTTGCGTAGTGAGCAAACGACAGATCGAGGAGAAATTGTACTGTTGGGATACTGAAGTGCAAAGCAACACGGTGGATGCACATATTTATCAACTACGTAAAAAATTTGGTAGCAAATTTATCGAGACGCTTCGCGGCGTCGGATACAAGGTCCGATTACTTTCATAAAAGTACACGGAGATTCTCTCATTTATGCATATCGAAGAACGTATCCACATCGACGCCCCGCCCATGACCATCGACCTTAATTGGAGCGAGGTTGCCGACACTACCGTCCCTCTCCGACAGTCCGCTTTTGGCCGAACTCGGCCGTTATTCCTCACATTCGTCGAGCAAAAGCAAGCGCTGCACTTCTTCGTCACTCGGCTGCCAGTCAGCCCCACGTTCTTCGTAAATCTTTACTAGCCCCAGCAGGGTCAATGGATCATCAGCGACAAAAATACAAGTGTCATCTTCCGCTTGATATTGTTGTTCAGCCGTCTTGTCGCGAGTTACCGCATAGCCAAGCTTTTGCAAGACTCCCAACGCAGGAGCAAGCGTGTTTCCAGCGGCTGCAATTCGAATTTTATGGTGCATTTCAATGATCCCATCATCAATACAGATGCATTTTGTGCAAAGGGCCATACGCTCTTGGCCGGTTGCCGTCGTTGCCAGGTTCCGCCCCATAACGGTCATCTGTTAAAGTAATGGGGGAAATCCAGACTGGATTCTTAACTCTCGCATAAATCTGCGGCCTCGACTGTTAACAGGATGCACCTATGAACGACCAAACCTCTACCGTATTGCGCACCGAGCACACTGGGCTGACTGTCGCGTCGATCAATGGCGTACTTGATTTCTGGACTGAGGTCCTCGGCTTTCAACTCGTGTACCGCAAAGAGCTTGGCGGTGGGCACGCGATGGAACAAGTGGTCGGGGTGTCGGGGGCTTATTTAAGAAACGCTCTCCTTGAGGGTCCCGATGGATATAGAGTTGAGCTGATTGAGTACGATTCGCCGGAAGACCGCGTGGTTTTGAAACAACGTCCATGCGACGTCGGTTCGGCTCATTTGACGTTTGCCGTGACCGATCTTCGCGCAATGCTAAATCGCATGGCCCCTTATGGATGGACGGCAACCGGCGAACCGCAAACTGCGCCTAGCGGAACAATCATGGTCTACACCCGAGGACCTGACGGCCACACCATAGAACTTATGCAACATCCGGAGTGAACTGCCTGTCAGTGAATACTTTATCTTGGTTGCTATCTGGTAGACGTAAGACGGAGAATAACTTCGGCATCAGCTGGGCGGTGCATCATCGGTGTGAGGTTTTAATGGGTGATTACTTGAGCGACCGGTTTTGGCCGAAAGCGGCTCAACGCCCCAACGCCTGCCATAATAACTTTTCGAACCTTTCTTGCGCAAAGTAGAACTTCTCCCGCACTGCTATCCATTTCTCGACATCCTCGTAGGACGGCTCAGTACCTCGCGCTTGAGGGTCAGGTCTGCCATTCCGACACAGGACCAGCTATGCGAATCCGCAAGCTGAAGTCGCTGCGTAAGCTCGGCGCCAATACGCATGCGCAGCATAGTCAGTCGTGCCGTATTAACAATTAGTACATCACAGTTTGCTGTGAGTCTAGACCCCAAGGCTGAGATCGTGTCCGAATGGCAGACCTGCACCCGCCATCGAACATGCAAAGTGCTGTGTCGACGAGGACTCAAAAACGGCGATGGCCATCATCCGCATCGCAGCGGCCGTTGAACTTGATCATGCCGTCGATCGTGATGGAGCCGCTGCGTCGGTTGATGGATAGGCGAGGCTGGTTAAGCCCGTTCAGGCGAAACTGGCCGCGAATTTCGTCGTGCCCCACGATCAGGTCGTTGATAGACCACCAGCCGTTGTTGCTCTCGCCGTGCAGCGGTGGAATCAGACTTTGGGGTAATTGAATCTCGGCGCGGTCGCCGTGGATGGAGATATTGATTGTGGCCTGAAAGTCAGACTTGCCGCTCTCTACACTTTGCTTGGGGACATACTTGTGCTGTTGCGCGTCCCACTCAAACCCGGAACGGACCTCCGCTGTCGGCTTTTCGGCGCCGCCGTAGCAAACGAGTTGAATATCCTCACCGCGATCGTCACGGTAGCGGTCTTGTGCATACCCAGTAGTGGTGAATATAAGGCTTAGCGCTGACAGAAACCGTAGACAGGATTTCACTTGATTACCTCGCGAAGTTAATAATTAATCACTCTATTGTAGTTGATGAGAATGAAGTCATTGAAGGCTATCTGCAACTTTAATCAGGCTGATAGGGAATGACCTTAAAGCCAATGTCCGCAACTGGACGAATCCAGCCGAAGTTGCTCAAACGTTGACTTTATGACACCTTCACGCATCAGATCGGTATGCGTAGTATGCAGACAAAACAAGCAGCAATTACAATAAGCATAAGAAGATGAATCAGTTGCAGACTATTTTTCCTTTTTTCGTCCGCTGCCGGCCACATTAAAAGTCTGCGGCCCAATGATATTCCCCACGAAATTTTGCCCAATCTTGCCGTGGGTTTCAACGTGTGGGGCATTCCCTGCTTGGGATGCTGAGGGCGTTGGCGAGCGCATGCCGCCAATCATCCCAAGTACGCCTGCCTTCCCGCGACCGTCCATACTTCGATAGCCATCCAGCAATTCTCGCTCATCCGAGGTAACTGCTGATTGCATTCTCTCACCCGTAAGTATGTAGTGGACATCGACCCCGATCCCAGCCAACGCTCGTAAGTAAAGCGCATCCGGGGCACGCTCGTCTTGCTCATACAGCGTTTGTGCGCGTCGCTTCAGCCCGCCGACGGCAGCAAAATCTTCTTGATTCATGCCCAGCCGTTGACGCTCTTCTTTTAGTATTTCACCAATTGATCTCATTTGTGCGCAAATTCTTCTTTACAATGCTCTCATTTGAGAGCTATAGTTATGCCATACCATAGCGATTACAGATCATAACATTATGAAAAACGTATCCATAGCGAGGCGCACTACCAAGGGCGTCACGACTAAGCCTCTTGGCGTTCGTCTGACGTCTGATGAGGTAGACGAAGTCGAAGGCTACGCAGAGAAACTTGAGCGCTCCCGTGCCTGGTTTCTACGTTTCCTGATCCTGCGCGGCCTCGCCGATTACAAGCGTGAACTCGCTTCCAAATCCATTCACTAAGGACAACGTCATGTACCCCGATGCAAAACGTATCCGCAGCCACCGCGTCATGCTGCGCCTGGACGATTACGAGCACCAGCTTGTTTCCTCGATCGCCAACTACCAGGGCGAAGAGCTTGCGGTGCTGGTACGCCAGATCGTGATGCGTGAGGCCTTGGCCGTGATCGCCTTGGATGACGCCACTATCGACAGCGTACAGCGTCGCAGCGTTTAAACCGAGTCACTTTCGAGCAACTCTAAAGTTACAGAAAATGCCAGACCATCAAATTAACCTCAATGACGAAGAGCGCGCGGTGCTGGAACTCGTGCGCCAACGCCAGGGGCTGGCAAGTATCGATCAGGCGGCTGAATGGCTCGTCAAGTCGCGCTTACGCAAGCAATCAAAAAACATGACAGGTCGCGGTCGCGCCCTGTACCAAGTGGAAAGAACGCTGAAATGAGAGTCATCGGCCTGCCCTGCCCGCATTGCGAATACACCGTCCGCGCCGTCAAAAGCCGCACGATGTCCGCGATGTTCAAGGAAATCACCTACATGTGCCAGAACCCCGACTGCGGGCACTCCTTCGTGGCAGGCCTGGAAGTGCTGCGCACCCTCTCGCTGTCCGCCATGCCCAAGCCGGACATTCGCATCCCAATGTCCCAGCATGCGCGCGCGGCGGCCACCAGTCAGCTGGCCCTGGACCTGACGGCGGGCTGCTGATGACTATCCCGATCCTCGCGCCGCCGTAACCCGGCCGCCGTAACTTCCCTCTTTTGCTGTGCCCTGCTGCGCTCCCTTTTGAGCGTGCGGGATTCGTTCAACCTGAAATAAGGAAAACCGATGGAAAACACGCTGCACGCCACCCGTCATGCCGACAAATCCATGGCATCAAGCACGATTCGCCCGACCTTGCAAAATTGTATTGTCCCCGTGGCGCCAACGTGTTTTCTGCTGCAAGCCAGCGCAGGCATCGGTATCGCGGCGCTGAGCGCCCACATCCATGAGATTGCCAAGACCTATCACGCCTACGGTGCCGCCAATCTGACCTTCATCGTCAGCGATGCGCAGGCGCTGGAGCGTGACGGCTTTTTCGCGCCAGCCAAGCAACGCGCCCTGGTCGGCAAGCTGTCCATCGAGGTGAACTACCTTTTCGCCACTGAAGCGGGTTCCCGGCACTGCTGCGGCGCATCGCACACGCTCCCGTACTGGGCAGAACACTTTCTCAAGCCAGGGGCACGCTAATGCTGCGCCTGGCCAAAACCTGCGGCATCTGGTTGCTGTCGCTCCTGATCATCATTACCCCTGACGTGCTGCGGGCCATCGGCGCCATCAAGGACTGAACCATGCCGGCGTCCCTTATCGACAACCACCTGTCCTTCCAGCCTGCCGCCGAAATTCTGGCCGCGCGCGACAAGGACATGCCGACGCCACCACGCGCCGGGCATGCGCTGGCCGCCATCGCCGAAGCCAAGGCCCAGCTACGCAGCATCAAGCCGCGCAACCTGGCGCCCTTCATGGCCCAAGCCTGGGGATTGTCGCCGCGTGGTGCCCGCCGTTCCGTGCTGATCGCCGCCGGCATGGACGCCGACCGCTGGGAATCGCCCATCCATTCATTTACCGAGGAAGAGCGCATCGAGCTGCGCGCCGCCACCTCTGCCGCTATCCGTGTGTACGAAAGACTGTTGAATGCAATCTAAACAAATCCTGCTGCCTGCCCCGCAACGCCACGAAGCCTTCTTGCGCTCCGCGCAGTTCGCGCCCGAGCTGGCCCGCATTCCCTACAAGTGGCGCAACCGCGTCATCACGGCCGCCATGGCAAAAATGGCTTGGTCGTCCTGGTACAAAGTCTATGAATCCGTCGCCACCAGCTTTGTGCGCGAGTTCGCCGAGCAGTACGTGCCGGCCGGTGTTGACCTGTCGCAAAGCGACGCCGACATCGTGACCACCGCCGAGCGCGCGGCAGACGGCGTGACCAAAATGCTGTGGATGGCCGTGTCCGACACGCACGCCCTGCAGATCATGGAAGACGAATGCGCCTCGTATGGCATCGAGCTGCCCGAGTTCGACACGCTGGCCGACACCATCGCCCGCCTGGTGGACGCCCGCTGGTGGCGCCGCCAGTTGCGCAAGCGCGTCAAGCGCGCCTTTGAAGCGGGCAATATCCGCCTGGGCTATGTGAACTATCGCGGCGAACCCTACGCCAGCAACGACGCCGTGTTGTCGCGCCTGGCGCAGAACCGCCGCAACGCGGCAGCGCTGGCCGCAACGCTGGTGCAAAACGAGAGCGGCCAGCAATTCAGCATTGCCGAGCTGGCCGAGAAAACGACTGCGAATAAAGCCATCCGGCGCGGCGAGCTGATGTTGCGCATCAACGGCTTTGAACAGATCGCCCGCGAGTGCGGCGACCAGGGAATCTTCATCACCTGGACGTGCCCATCGCGCTTCCACGCCATGCAGCACAGCGGCAAACCAAACGACAAGTTCGACGGTTCAACGCCGCGCGAGGCAAATGCCTACCTGGGCAAGATGACATCGCTGTGCCGCTCTGCCCTGGCGCGCCGTGGCATCGGCCT